GTAAAAGAGTAACTGTTGACACTAATAATGCATTAGCGTTAATCGCAAGTGATAGTCCTTTTTTTGACCTCCCTAAATTTACCTATACAGGGAGTGTTGCAGGCTATACAGCAGGAGGTCGTGCTCCTCCTACTATGTACAATACAGTAGACAAATACCCTTTCAGTTCAGATACTAATGCTACTGACGTAGGAGATCTAACAATTGCGCGTAACTACTACGCTGGGCAATCTTCTACTACACATGGATATGAAACTGGGGGACTAACTTCTGGCAGCCAAGAGACGCAAAAATTTCCTTTTTCTTCTGATGAAAACGCTACTGGAAATCTTTTTGATCTATCTATAAAACGATATGGAGGAGCAGGCTGTTCTTCTAGCACTCATGGATATCATGCAGGAGGCTACACTGTTCCAGGGCAACCAGTACCCGTAACCCAACAAAACATCATTGATAAGTTTCCTTTCTCTTCAGATGAGAATGCAACAGATGTAGGAGATTTAACAGTAGCTAGAGGAGAGGCAGGTGCTGGTTTTTCTTTTGCCGAAACTGCGTATGCTGCCGGAGGAAGCCCTGCTACTGATGTGATAAATCGTTGGTCAACTGTATCAGATGGAAATGCTACAGACGTCGGAGAACTATTGGTCGCAGTCAATGGGGGTTCTGGATCTAGTAGTGGAACTCACGGGTATCACTGTGGAGGAGATGATGGTTCTATTTCGCGTGATGAAATTTCAAAATTTTCGTTTACTTCAAACTCTCCTGCTACAGACATAGCAGAGCTAAGTAGAAGCGCAAGTTTTATAGGAGGAGGAACCTCATCTACTACAAACGGTTATAGTGTCGGAGGACGACCTAGACCAAGTGTTGGAACTGATATTATAGATAAGTTTCCTTTTTCAAGCGATTCTCCTGCATCAGACATAGGAAATCTTACTGTAGCAAGGATAGAAGTAGCATCTAACCAATCAGGAATAACTCCAATAGCATAAAAGGTACTTACATGGCAGAACAAAAAATTCCAATTCATAATATTTCAGCTCCTGCAAGCGCAGTAGACGGCGATAAAATGGCCGTTGATCACTGGGCAGGAGGAGCCATTAGAATGGCTACTGATACTTTTGATACCCAGCCTTTACCTGCTATGCAAGGACAATCTATAAGTTATCAAACTTTTGGTGGATCAAATCCTCCTGTTTATCCAACACAAAACGCGCAAATTACCAAATTTCCATTTGCTACTCATTCTCCTACGGCTGTAGGGCAAGAACCTACATGGGACTATACAAATCAAAGATGGAGACAAGCACATACAACTGTGAGCGGTAGAGAGTATCTTTATAATATCGGAGCGGCTAGACCCATAAGTGCTCCTTACAATTCTAAAGCTGAATTTACTTCTTATCTTCAGCTCTCTAATGACTCAATGGGTACAGGCTCTAGATGGCCTGGTCATGCAGCAAGATATAGTGCAGGAAGTTCTTCTACAACAAAAGGTTACATATACGGAGGAGACTATTATGAGACTGGTCCTTATCCAACTGCGTTTCCTCAAAGTGGAACATATGATAAAGTTTCTTCATTTCCTTTTGCTGATGCTACTATCCCTAACACTGATGTAACTGAATTAGGAGCTAGCCTAACTTACTTGCATGGAACAGGCAATGACGATACAGCTTTTCTGTTTAACGGAACTACTGGTAATCTATTTAGTCCTGGTATTCCGTCAGGCTTACCTACAACTGTTCGTACAATGCCTTACGCTTCTGAAACTATATCTACTTCTCCCCAATCGATAGAGTATGGATATGCTTTTGGTGCTACTTCTAGTTCTCCAACACATGGATATAGGCAAGGAGGGCAGCTAGGTTCTCCTTCACCTTCTCTAGCCGGACCTGGCAGAACTCAGATAGTAAAATTTGCTTTTACCAATGACACATTCGGAGCATTTGCTGCCAATTTAGGAACAGCTGTAAAACAAAATGCAGGAACTAGTTCTGGAACAGATGGATATTCTACAGGAGGCCATACAGGTCCTGCTTTTGCTAACTCTGTTGATCACATTCAAAAATTTCCCTTTGCTGCTGATGCTGACTCAACAGATGTTGGAGAAATATCTACTTGGGGTAATACAGGAAACAGATACCTACATTCAGCAGGACAAGTTTAATATAGGAGAATACTATGGCAAAATATGAAAGACTGCCTTCAGGAAAAATTAAATATGCAGGACGCACTTTCGACGGCTTTAACAAGCCGCGTCGTAGTGACCGGGAAGGTAAAAAAGGAATGGTTCTTGCAAAAGATGGTGACAACATCAAATTAATTCATTTTGGAGATGCCAATATGGGACATAACTACTCTCCTGAGGCTAGACGCTCTTTTAAGGCTCGTCACGCAAAAAATATTGCAAAAGGCAAGATGAGTGCAGCATACTGGGCAGATAAAGTATACTGGGCAGGACCTAGCGGCTCTAAAAAGTCTCCTCCAAAATCTCAAAAATACACTAGAGGATTGAACAGAAAGTAAGATGGGAACTAAAAAGGTAGACATAGCAAACATTGATCTTACAGGAGTGAGCGTAGGAGCCAACGCTACCTATGTGGCTGCTAATGCACGCTTTGAATGGGTAAGTGGAACTTATTCAGCGGGCGGAGGAAGTAGTACTCCAAACGCGCAAGGAACCTCTTTTGGTTATCAAGCAAGCGGTATATCACAGATCAACGTTGTAGCTACTACTACAGATAAATACTCTTATACTTCAGATGCTAATGCTACAAATCCAGGAACTACCATAAGAAGTACTGCGTCTTATCAAGCAGCCGGAGCCTCTTCTTCAACTGATGGATATATACACGGTGGACGAGTTCTACCTTCATCAGCAGGAACTACTACTATTGAAAAATTTGATTTTGCCTCAGAATCAAATGGGGGAGATGGTGGGGAATTAAGTGTTGCCAGAACCTTACATGCAGGGGTTAGTGGTCCTACACATGCCTATTCTGCAGGAGCAGTGCCTGTTGTTAACAGTATTGAAAAATTTCCTTTTTCGTCTGATCAAGTAGGCACTGATGTTGGAGATTTAATATCCACTATGGGGTATACTGCAGCGGGGCACTCTTCAACGTCTCACGGTTACATATCAGGAGGGGGTTTTCCAAATCGCGATAGTATAGAGAAGTTTCCTTTTAGTTCAGATACTAACGCAACTGATGTAGGAGAGTTAGTATATTCTGCTTATTACGTGTCAGGTACTAATAGTTCTACTCACGGATATACATTAGGAGGAGTTACTCCTACTATTATTGATCATATGCAAAAATTTCCTTTTAGTTCAGATTCTTCAGCAACGAACATAGGAGAATTAGCATCAACTTTTCCATTAGGTGGGGGATCAACTTCTTCTACTACAAATGGGTATGTTCATAAGAGGGCTACACTATTAAAACATTCGTTTTCTTCAGATAGCCCTGCTGCTTCAATTGGAACCACTCCTCTTGATTTAAATCAGGTTAGTAGCGGAATACAGGTATAAGAATGATAGCCTATAAAAGCAATAACAAAAAAACTTGTAACTCTTGTGGACACGACTGCCACTGTAAATGGGATGCTTGCGATTGCGGCTGTGATGTTTGTGACTGTGGAACAGTTTATGACGATTTACCAAGCGATGTAGAACCAAAAGCCGAAGAAAGGATGTTAGCATGACTGATAAACAACTAAGGTATATCAAAGTACGCATTGACCAGCTAAAAGACGATCAAGCAAAAGCACATGATGCATATGATAAACAGTGGTATAATAGATGTATTCAAGAACTAGACTGGGTTTTACAAATGGATTCTAAACCTACTCATAATTGTTATATGTCGGGGGAAATTACTTCGGATGCAGCAGGATTTAAACTAAGCAACTTTTGATTATAAGGAGTATTTATGAACATTGATAAATTAAGAGAGGAATTAGCTTATGACGAAGGTGTCGTACATAAAGTTTATTTGGACCATCTCGGTCTGCCTACTTTTGGTATTGGTCATCTTATTCGCGAGTCGGACCCAGAGCATGGAGCCGAGGTTGGAACGCCCATTAGTGACGATAGAGTCGTTGAAGCCTTCGAGCAGGATATCCAAACAGTCTTGTCAGATTGCGACAAGCTATACTCAGACTTTAGCAGTTTGCCAGAAGAAGCTCAACTAATTATTGCTAATATGATGTTTAATTTAGGATATCCGAGACTGTCTAAGTTTAAAGGCATGAAGCGCGGAGTTGATGCTCGTGATTGGAATGCTGCAGCTGACGAAATGGTAGACTCTCGTTGGTATCGTCAAGTTACAAAACGAGCTGATAGGCTTGTTGATAGAATGAGAGCGCTTGCCTAAGATGTTAAAGATATATGCGTTAGTTGTAGTCATTGCTGTGTTAGGAGGCATTGGATACAGTGCAAAATACTACTATGACACTACACAAGCTACAATTTCTACTCTTAAAGAAAATAACGCAAAGCTAGAAGTAGCTATACAAACAGCAACAGAAAGTGTTAAAACTCTTCAACAAGATATGGCACGACTAGGAGAACTAAACTCTGAGCTACAAGCCTCTCTACAAAAAGCTGAGGCATATGGAGACGAGCTTAGACAAAAATTAAATAAAATGAATCTTGTAATAGAAGCACTTAGAGATTCTAAACAACTAGAAGGAAAAATGAATGGCGCTACAGCAAACCTATGGCGTGAGTTTATGGACGATACTGGTAATGATAGGGAGTATCCTCTTCCTCAGTGGTTGCAGCCGATTCCAGCCGGAACCGGAGATCAAGGTAGTGACCCAGATAGAGAAGGTTCAGATACCAACAGTAGCGCGTCCGAAACCTCTCCAACTCAATGATACTCGTGTTTTTGTAGTAACAAAAAAGAACTTTGAGGAGTTTGAAAAAGAATTTGTAGAAGCATATGGAGAGTTTGCTTTTGTAGCTCTTAGTATGAAAGACTATGAAAATCTTGCATTAAATATTGCAGATATTCGTAGATTCTTGAATCAGCAAGAAGAAATCATACTATACTATGAAAAAGCTGTGACAACTCCTGCGGAGGATACTGATGGCAATTAGAAAAGTAGATATAAGAAATATTGACACAACAGGCGCAAAAGTTGGAGCTAACTTAGTATATAGTCACGGTAATACCTCTTTTGAGTGGGTAAGTGGGACTTTTACGCCAACGGTAGCTCCCTCAAATTTAGCTGGTTATGTTGCAGGCAGCTCATACGGATATGATGTGGGGGGTAATGTAACTAATGCAGGTATTAATCGATACCCTTTTTCTTCAGATACTGATGCTACAGATGTGGGAGAAGTAATAAGTTCTAGTCATACTCAATTTGAGGGCACAGGTACTTGTTCTACTACTTATGGGTATACTGCAGGAGGACAGCAACCAACCAGTACTCCTTCTCCTTCAAACAATATTTTACGTTTTCCCTTTACTTCTCCTGAGGGCGTTGCTTCAGATGTTGGACAGTTAACAGCAACTACTAGGTTATGTTGTGGGGGCATCTCAGATCTCGCTAATGATCGTGGATATAATGTAGGCGACATTACAGATAAAACTATGATGAATCGCTATCCAACAGTGTCTCCTGGAAACGCAACAGATGTAGGAAATTTAGCTACTCCTAGATTTTGGGGAGCTGGTTCTTCTAGTGAGACTGATGGATATGTTATTGGTGGCGAGACTCCTGCAGATACAAATAAAATTGAAAAATTTCCTTTTGCTTCTGAGTCTTCTTCTAACCAACCTGCTACTATACTTGCAGTTAATAGATCACAGCACGGTCATCAAGGAGAAACTCACATATATGTGAGTGGAGGTATTAGTAACGCTGATGTAATACAGAAGTTTACCTATGCTGCTGACACTCCTGCTACAGACGTAGGAGAACTAGCAACCCCTAACTCGATGCACGGAGGAACTAGTGCCACAACAGGATATGGCTATCTAACATCAGGATACCCATTAAATAGAAGAATTGAAAAATTTTCAATGATATCTGATGGAGGATCAACTTCTGTAGGAAATCTTACAGGATCAAACAGATATAGAACTCAAGGTAACATACAAGTATAAAATAAGGATGACATAAATAATGTGGTTTTTTCTAATTAAAGCTATAGCAGGATCTATCATAGGAGCTGCTACAGAATCGTGGTTTAGAGATACAAAAATAGGAGTTTGGTTTTATGCTAAAGTGGATTCGCTCTATACTTGGGCATCAAAAAGATACGGAGTTAAAATACTCACAGACGAGCAAAAAAGACTTAAAAAATTCCCCGAACTGTCAAGAAGACTCGAGAGTCTCGAATCTCGTGTTAAAGTACTCGAAAGACAAAAACCTGACGGATACTCAGGTAATGGATATCAGGACTCGTTTTAACACTTGGGAAAAAGATGGCAGAGAAATAGACTTTTGAAAGGATTGAAAAATGGCTGATGAAAAGATTGTCAAAACAGTTGACCCTGAAGTAGCTGCAAAAGACATGAACGGAGATGGACACATCTCTCGAGAAGAAGTTGAGATGAACCTAGAATTTAGACGCAAAGAGCTAGAAGACGCCGATGCTCGTAGAGATGCTATGAGAAAAATGACTTGGTTTGCATTACTAGGAATGTTACTCTATCCAGCAGGAATTTTTGTAACATCTTTCTTAGGGCAAGAAAAAGCAGCAGTAATTATAGGTGATATTGCTCCTACATATTTTGTTGCTATCTCAGCACTAGTTGCAGCATATTTTGGTGCAAACGCCTATGCAGATAAAAAGAGTAAGTAAATGGATAAAAGAACATTAGAAAGAGCAGAATTTTGCTCTATGCTTTCTACTATGGTGTATACTAATGCTCAAAAAATCAGAAGCAGATTTTTAGGCACAGTAGAAGATATAAATAATTTTGTTTTTATCTCTGAGGGAGGCACAGAAGTTGTGCTTTTTACTCAAAGAGGAGTCAAATATATCGTATTTAGAGGCACCGAACCTAATAAGCTTGAAGATATTAAGGCAGATCTAAAAGCATATAGAAGACGTTCAGATACTAAAGGACGTGTTCATGCAGGTTTTAAAGATGCACTAGATTTAGTTTGGTCAAAGGTTGAAGCATGGCATAAAAAGTTTCCACTTCAAGGACACACTATTATCTGTGGTCATTCTTTAGGAGGAGCCTTAGCTACTCTTGCAGGATCAAGAATCAAACATAGTGAGGTGTATACTTTTGGATCGCCTAGAGTGGGAAATAGAAAATGGTGTAAACACCAAAACTTCCAACACTATAGGTTTGTAAACAATAACGATATTGTTACTAAAGTACCTTTTTTCTTGCTAGGATACAAACATTATGGTAATCTACAGTATATTAATTATTATGGAAATGTAAGAAAAGCAACTTACTGGCAAAGAACTAAAGACCAGTGGAGAGGAAGATATAAAGCCTTTCAAAAAAGACAGTGGTTTGACGGTATATATGACCATAATATTTCAGATTATCATAAGAAAATAAGTAATGTATTACGTAGCAGTAGTTAAATGCCCTCATTGTGAAACAAAACAAAATACATTTGTAGGACAAGGTTCTTTTTTTCCTACAGATGTACTACACTGTATAAACTGTAATCATATGTTCGATCAAAGTGCCGAGCTTTATGAAATTCCTTATCTTTCTGTATTCAATAAAAGTAATAATCACCTTGCTACTTAGTGCTCTTTTTGTTATACTTAGTTATAAATCAAAGAGGAGACAGTGATGGCAAAAGGTAAAAAATCTTCCGGTAAAAAATATCAATCAAAAGGTGAGCGTCAGTCTGTATCCCAAAAAACTATTTTGGGTATGAGACGCGATCGCTCATCTTATTGGAAAGACTCTAATATTGTTAAAAGCTGGAGAAAAGGTGAAAATCCTTGGATTACGGTTATGAATCCTAATAAAGAAGAAACGAATAAGCGTATGATTCGAGTTCGTACTAATGATTTTTGGGGATTTCCTAAATCTGCTCAAATTAAAATGAGAACCTTTTCATGAGCATTGACTATAAATATAATGAGCCTGAGATTTTAGCAGAGATATCTGACTATATAGATAGCACTTATGATCAACACTACTCTCTAAATAAATTTCAGGCTACTGAATTTATTATAGACTCAGGGCAAGGAGAAGGTTTTTGTCTTGGTAATATACTAAAATATGCACAACGCTATGGAAAAAAGAGTGGTAAAAATAGAAAAGATCTGTTGAAGATCATTCATTATGGTGTTATGGCGCTACACAATCATGATCTAGTAGAAGAAGGAAAAAATAATGCAAGTAAGGCTGATAAGCTATACCCAGGCAGCAGAGTCCTCTGATTTAGAAGACGGAAATGCACAAGATCTCATTGCATACTGTGCTAGAGTATCAAACCCCTCTAACCAGATGAATAGTGAAACAAGTGCTAAACTGATTAAATACCTAATAAATAATCAGCACTGGTCTCCGCTAGAGATGGTAAATGTTTGTTTAGAGATTGAGACTACACGAGATATTGCGCATCAGATTGTACGCCATCGCTCATTTTCTTTTCAAGAGTTTTCTCAAAGGTACGCTGATCCAAAAGAGTTTGGTGATCAGTTTGTAAGACGAGAAGCACGACTTCAAGATAGAAAGAACCGACAAAACTCTATTGAAACTGATGATGAAGAACTACAAAAACAGTGGTTGATTCAACAAGATCAGGTGATTTTAGCAGCAGACAAAGCTTATAACTGGGCTATTGAGAATGGAATTGCTAAAGAACAGGCTCGTGTAGTTCTTCCAGAAGGCCTTACTAAAACTCGTTTATATATGAATGGTACTATTAGAAGCTGGGTACACTATATTCAACTACGCGGAGCAAATGGTACACAAAAAGAACATATGGATATCGCTCATGAGTGCGCCAAAGTCATAGCTAATGTTTTTCCAATGGCTGAGTATCTATAAACAAGAAAGGTCTCTCATCTCAAAGTGAAATGGAAATAGATAGCGTTTTACTTTTAAAACACTTTTATCTTCTTCTGTATAAGTAATCCCGTAGCATTTAGTTGCGGGATTTTCTATAGGTTCTTCAATTTCTGGAACCCAATCTCCCCAGTACGATTGTACGATAAAATCATGAGAGTTAAAAAAGTAAACATCTCTATAGTTCTTATCTAGTCCATGACTTCTTCCAATGCCAAACTGATTACCTATAGCTGATTTATAGGGAAGTTGAGGCAATTCATACTT